GGGAGGAATTTCCTTTTTGTATACATAACTTGAAATCGGGCACGTTATACTACCTTCTCTTTGAAAAGTATCCCATGTTTCTCCTACGTATTTTTCTATTTTTTGAAAGAATTCCAGGTGTTTGTAATTATCGAATACACCACCATATAATTGTTGGAATGTTAATTCCTTTGATTTTGCATACGATACACCGTATAGCTTTGCCATATGAGAATGGATATCCACAGTGGGGAAAGTATAATCAACGAGACGACAAGACAAACTAGGATGGAAAGCGCTAATGTCCATTTCAATAAAACAATCATTATTAGGAATAAAGGATTTTCTACATCCGTTTTCTTTGTTAAGTGCTGCATAATTTACTCCTTTAAATTTGTTGGCTGGTCTTGTTGTTGTTGTCTTAAGGTTGTATTGAGTGTATACCTTGGGTCCTTTTTCATCGTAAAAGTGTTCTTTGAATTGTTCGGGATGTATTTGTATTCCCATCCTTTCGATGGCGTTGAACACCACGGATACTCTATTGTTAAAGAATTCGTCATAATCTGATTTTTGTTTATTTATATTAATTTTAAGATCATCATATATTTGCTCACACATCTCATAGTGTTTTACTACTGGTATAAATGTATTTACATTTGGGTTATCTTTGTGTTTATAATTTAATACCTCATGTGCTTTGGTTAATGGTCGTATATACGTAGTAGGAGGCACATTTATGTCATAAAGAGCTTTGTTTGGAAAATAATGTAACATCTCTTTTTTATCACGACAATACAAAATATCAAATTTACTTACTAATTCGTCTACACGCGTTTTTAACACATTCAAAGTTTCACTATGTGCAATACATAGCATATAGCCTTTACTTGCGTTAATCGGTCTAATATACACTAAACTAACGTGATTTAATGTTGGGTGTATATAATCACTATAAGAGATTACTTCAATGAACGCTTGTTTGTAACCGCTATTTATTAAAACCTTTATTTGACTATCTTCTTCTACTAACCAATACATATAACCTATTTAGGCCATGAATATACGAACGAGTTTGTTAATAGCCACCTGTTTTTGTGGGAGTGTTATAGTTTGGCATATCCGAATCTTTCATTTTAGTACCATCGGGCATTATGTGGAAGCCTTCCATATCTTTATTTTTTTCGACTTTACCTTCATTCTTATGATATTGAGCAAATCGATTTTTAAAAATTTCAACAAAACCTAAAAGTTTATTTCTAGTTCCTGATAGTTTAACTATGTTTTTATTAGTGTTAAATACATCATTTAGATTACCTTCTAGTATCCATGTAATTGTAACAGGAGTATATAATTGCCATTGTACTTTACCGTTATTAGAAGAATACATATTTAATTGTTTTTCATTTACTTCAGTATATTGCAATTCATTATTCTTTTTTAAAAAATATCTGTTAAATTCTCCGATTTCATAATCATTAGGAGTAGGTAATGGTTGTTGACCTATAGGCCTAATTGGTGCATTTGGAGGGTTTTGCCAATCTAAACGTCTTGCTGCCCAATATTGAGGATCTACATCATAATATGAAGAAACTATATCTTTTGTTCTATTTTGATTATTTAATATTTCTGTTTTAGTTAGAAATGTTGGGTTTTCATTATTATCATTATTAGTAGGAAATATTTGTCTTACTGAAGGTGATTGTGGTGTTGCACCTGAGTAGAATTCACCTTTAGAATTTATGAAATATCGACCAGTGTAGGAAGCACCATTTATAGTAAATTCATCTCCAATAGTATAAAGATTTGTTTTGACTTGGGAAGAAGGATAATACGGCATATCTTATGGTTTTTTAGTTATAGTCCCTGATGATAGTTGTTCTTTTGCTTCTTTTTCCTCTACACTCTTATATTGAGTATCTTTTAATTTTTTTCTTTCCTGTCTTTGTGACATATGATAATGATTACCACTTGCTGCTTTGGTTAATGATCTATATTCATCTATGTACCACCAATTTTTAGGACCTACAATAAAGCTATTTAGTACTTTTCTAACAGCTGCTTGATTTGCATCAGTAGAGGGTGATATTGTAAAATCTAAACCTCCACCTGATTCATGTAAACTTGTATACGATTTAGGTTTATTATGGTGGTATAAATCATTTCCACCTGTTATTTTAATTCTAATAGAAGGTGCGGTTGTTCTAATTGCTTTAAAGACTGCAATAGCTTGTTCAGCCATAACAGCAGTAATATCTCCACCACTAGATAGTTCACCAAATTCTTTACCATCAGGGCTAACTCCTTTAGTTCTACCTCCAAGACCATTACCTCCTGATCTTTTTTCTTCTATTTGGGAATCAGTTTTTGCATATGCTCTTACTAAATCTGCATTTGTAGTATTTGTAAAATTTTCTGCTCTTCCACCTTGGGGGTTTGCATTACCTCTTACATATGTGTCTACTGCTGAAGCAAGATCATCAAAATTATATTTACCTACAGCAAATGTTTTTGGAATAGTTATAGTCGATAAAGATGTTTCCCATTTATTATCTGATATTTCATGGTCAACCGTTGATATTAAAAATTTATAAGTTTTTGGGTATTGTTTTGGTAAAAAACCTTGCCTAACATTTATTTGATTGTAGATCTTAATACCCGACATTCCAACAAACGAAAATCCAAGGTCTATTGGTATAAAACCAATCTGACCTGAAGGGATACCTAGTTTTTTAAATAATATTTGATTAGCAGTTTTTACATAGGTTTCAAATGCTGCTTTTCCTTCTCTTATTACTTTATCATTAAATAAAAAATAAGATGCATAACTAGCACCTGTAAATCCAGTGTTTCCGTCATCACTACCTGCTGCAAAATCTCCCCCAAATACTCTAGTTAAATAAAATATATAATTACTACCAAATTTTGCAGCTAATTCTTCAGCTGTATATTTTCCTGCTATTGCCTTTAGTTTTTCAGCACGTACATAAGCATCTACTTTATTAACATATTCTTCCCAGTTAAGTCCCCCATTTATATCTCTTCCCTCTAGTGGGTAAACATCATTTATTATTGCTATTCTATACCCTTTTAATTCAACTCCTGCTGTTTTGAATGTTTGTTCTTGTGAGTATGAGGCATTTAATCTTTCTGATAGATCAGGATTCGTTATATTTCCAACATTATCACCTGAGGTGTCAACTTGTTCATCATCATCACGCCATAACCAATTTGCAACTGTGTTATATCCATCAGATATCCCTTCAGCAGCCCAATCAACAACGTGTCCTGTACCTTCTAAAGCAGTTAAAGCAAAATCACCAACACCTACAACTAAATCTTGAAAGACTTCATCATCTCCTCTATCTAATTCACCAGCGTTCCATGCATTATATAATTTAGTAACTTCTTCTGATGATAAATCACCAAAGGATGTTATTCCTAATTCGTTAGCTTGATCTGCTAAAGCTATAGCTGCTTGAAGTGCAACTTCTAATGCAGGATCAACGTATTCTTTATTATATCTATCATATAATCCCTCATTCCATTTAGAAAAAGCAGTAGCGTCATAATCCTTTGTAGGTTTATTAGCTGCTGTTGCTCCTATTGAAATTAAACTTGCTAGTTCAGGGGTAATTTTAGTATCAAATTTAAAATCAGTTACAAAACTAGCTTGTCCTGTTGGGTTAATACCAAATATTTCAAATGAAGGGACAGGACGTAATTTATCTTTTAAAAACGAAACATTTTCAGCACCTGGTATAGGGTTTTGTTCTAAAATAGTAATTACTTTTTCGTCTTTTAATACTACTTCCAAATTATTAATATCACCTAAAGCAGTATTAATACCATCACATACATTTTGTAAAAATTGAAATATAGATAGTGATGATTTTTTGTCTCCAGCAACTGTAGCTTTACTTAGTTGGTTAGAAATAAAATCATAATTAAGATATATGTTCATTATTTTGCCATATATAACACTAACATTACCTTCAGTTTCAGCTACTGCAAATTCTTTAAGATAATCCCATCCTGGTGAAAATCTTACATAAGTTTTATCTGCTGATACTTCAGTAGTAACGGATATTGGAGGTTTTATAATGCAAATTCTCGGATCTAGGGAAATTTGGTTTGGGAATGTAGTACATAAATTAGTATCTGGGTTAAAATCAAATTCAAGTACATCTGATGCTTCTCCAAAATCTGTTAATAATTTAGGAACAGCATAAGTTTGGAGTTTTTTTATTAATGCTCCAAAAGTCATAAAATAACCATATTTATCTAATGATCCTGCTGATTGTTCTCCATCTGTTGCAATGGCTTCAGTGAAAAATAGAGTTGGGTTAAGGTAATCATCTAATTTTTTATCCCAAGATTTTCCACATATGTCTTGAAACATGTCTTGTGATAAGGCTGTAGACCCAGCATTAGTTACAATAGGTGAATCTCCTAATCCTTCAGGGAAATAAGATGCTGATACTTGATTTTGGATGTTTTTTAGTGAAAGTGTAGTTGCTTTTGTTGCTACTGTTAGGGATTCTATTACATCACCAACGGATATTACATCTATGCTTATGTTGTAAGTTCCATCAGGATCAAATGACCAATTAAAATTAGTTACCCTACCATAAAAACCATCATAATTACCGAAGTATTTTTTACGATAACCTTCTATTGATTTTATCATTTCAAGTTGGGTTATATTTGTATTATTTTTAAACCAACTATCTTCAATAATAGTATTACCTACATCTTTAATATCTTGTGAATTAGTAGTATATTTATCCCATCCCCACTCAATCATAAGAGTAAAACCTAATCTAAGATATACTAATTCTATTAATTCAAATTGAAACTTATTATAACATTTTAATTCTATTGTACCTTCTCTAATAGATCCTCTATTTTTAGACTCTAATGAAAATGATATTAAACCTGGTGATGGTACTATACCTTGATCTGTACCTCCTAAACCATAAGAATTATTATTATTCCATAAAGTATTAGAATTTGATACGCCTGATCTAAAATTATATTCATCACCATCAAGTTCTGATAAAGTATTAAATAATACTGTTTTTTTTGCTAATCCCGTTCCTGTAAAATCAGCTGTGTCTTCTATTCCTATATCACGTAATCTTTTTTCTCCACTACTTATATGGCTGTCAACAAATGTTCCTGCTTCACTTAACACAGCTGGAGACTTATCTCCTATAACAGATAGTGAAGATGCCATCTTAAGCCAGGCATTTTTATTATTTATTAGTTGAATTTGGGATGGTGATCTACTTTCATTAGCTATTGTTCCCGAGCCGTAAAGTTTTTGCCTAGCTGCTATTTGAGCTAGTACATAATTTTCAAATCTTTCTCCTACAATATTTCCCATGATTAGACTACCCCGTTTAGTGAATTATATTGACTAATAATACTAGCAATATTAAAGGGTATTCTAATTTGTTGGTTTAAAGGTAAGTAATATGAATCTTGTCGTAAATTTTCATTTGCAATCGATATAACCCACCAATGTTCTGAATTCCCGTAATATTGCAAAGCTAAGGTATCAAAACGATCCCCCTGTTCTGCGTATACATAAACATCTTTAAAGTCTAAAGGTATTCTAGGGTATTTAGTCCCAGTATAATTCCTATGACCTAATTTTTGATCATTTTTAACTTTTCTTACTATTGTTCTGTTTGTATATCTTCCCATTATTATCCTGATTTCTTGGGCATATAGTTTATAGTACCATTTGAAGTACCTGTGCTACCTGGTCCACCATCATAGTTAGTTCCTAATCCACCTTTTAAGTTAATATATCTTTCAGGCCCATAATTAGAGATAAATTTACCTCCACCTTCAACTTTAGCTCCATTAAAGTCATTTCTTTGTAATCTTGGTACAAAGTCATGTATTGGAGTAAATTGAAATCCACTTACATTAACAATCATAGGCATTTCTTGTACGCTCGGATCAGAATTAATTTCTCGTTTGTTATTACCTGAACCTATACTAGTTAAATTACCAGCATCCGTTATACCAATTTCCCAAGGTGAGTCTTGTGGAACTTCTAAAGTTAAACCACTCATAAACCCAATTTGTCCTTGAAACCAACCACCTACTGATAGTTCAATTAAATTTCCTCTCATATATCCAACATTTGAATAATCACCGGCACATACTGAGGCTAAGTAATTTAATTTTTGATACATAGGTATTAATTCTTGTTTTGATTGTGCTGCTACTGTCCAATCTAATGAAACTGTTCGGCCAAACCCACTAAAATTATAAAAGTCTTCAGATCTTCCCATAAACTTTTGAGATGCCCAATCTGATGTATAGGAATCACTTAAACTATTAATATGAGCTCTAAAATGAATAAATGTTTTTTCTCTTGGGTTTTCATTATCTATAACACCTATTCTAAATTTAACTAAATCGTTTTTATCATTATCAGATGTTACACTTGTTGATTTATATAAAGGAAAAGCATTAATTCTATCTACTGCATTTTTATACGTTGCATTATTAGATACTGAACCTGAAATTGGAGTACCACTAATTCTTTTACCTATAGTATAACTTGATAAGTTTCCTCTTTTACCAGGATCACCTAAGTTAACTCTTGATTCTAATTGTTTACCAGGTTTAAAAGCAATAGTGTTAGGTATTGCTTGAGAACCACTAGGTGCTAGGATTGTTTGGAAATTTGTCATAATCCTATCATCCCCAGTTCCAGAGAAAAGACTGCCACCTTGACCTACAGGTTCAATTTGAAATAATTCGTTATAGGTTAATGCTGATCTATTATATAAATTGCCTATACCTGTTCCAAAATTATTTATACTTGTTGCTTGGAATGTTGTTCTACTCTCTTGTGTAATAGGAATTATTGTTTTACCTACACCTAAAGTTGAACCTGGTCCTCCTGAATATGTTATTAAATTTTGTTCATCAGAAGCATTTGCAGCATATATTTTAGTATTTGCTAAGTTATCTACTCTACTTCTTACTACACCATCGGGTTTTATTGTACGTAAATAAGTTGGAAAAGCTAATGGTAAATTTCTATTTGAAGCAAAACCAAAGTTTTTAGGGCCATTAGGGTTTAAATTATCAAATGGATTATAACCTTGTTTTGGAACGTGTATTCCTATAGCATTAGTACCAGCTTGAATAATTGCTTCTAATGGAGTATAAACTCCTTGATTCATTATTAATTTTGCGGGTTTTGCAAATCCTGCTTCACTATTAACATTAATTAATGATAATACATTCTGTTTTGCTATAAATAAGGGACCAGCTGGTGATTTAAAATCAAAAAACATTTGTGTTAATCTGGATACGTCATTACCTATTCTTCTAGGTAATAGTGTTCCCCCACGTAGTAAAAAGTCAGGTCCTCCTGTTCTTCCTACATCGTCAAGGCTGTTAGGTATTGCTCTAGTTACATAAGGTTGATTACTATTTCCTCCACCTAGTGTATCTTTGCCATACCTTAAAGACTTAAGATTTGTTGTCAAATTGACTAATGGCATATTGTTTTATCCTGGTAAATTGTTCAAATATTTGTCTTGTGGGGTAACTGATCTCTCCATAGTTGATGGTAACGGTAATATTCCATTTTCTGGAGTTACATTTGCAGCATTAGGATCTCCAATTGTAGAGTATTCCTTGTGTAAAGTAGACTGTTGAAAATTTGGAGTATTTGGTGTTGTACCATCTAATCCTGTTAGTTGAGATTTACCTGATGTTAGTTTATCTAATAGACCCATAATTTTTGTTTTAAATTGTTATTTTATTATAAATATTGTAAAATTACCTATTTATTATGATTTGGATACATTATATAATCCAATAGGTTTTAATTTCTTTTGTTGTCTAACCATAGCACCTAATAATTTATTTGTTCTAGACATATCTGCACCACCTTGCCCTAAACTAGTTCCTGCTACTATAGTATCTTCATTATTTAATGAAATTGAACCCTTAGGAGTTGATAATATTCTATCACCATAACCAGGTGATGAAGGAGCCATTTCCATATCATCTGCTTTCATATAAGTATATGCTGCTGCCGCAGTACCTGCTGCTAAAGCTATACCTGCAACTGTACCTACAGGTCCTAACATTGAAAAACTACCTACAATACCTGCAAACATTTTTGCAATTTCTATCCCTGCTAAAATTAAAGCTTTACCTGCTACAATTGTTAACATAACACCAAACGCTCCTAAAGTACCGACTAAAAACGACATCATAATTTCTGATTCTCCTATAAACCCTGCTACTGCTGCGAACATATCAACTAGAGGTGCAAAACCCATTGCTATATTTTTAACAAATTCATCTATTTTAGAAAAAGCAGCATTCATTTTTTCTGTTGATGATGCTTGATCCATTAAACTTTTTATTCCTTTTGTTCTTAGCATATCTTGAGCTTTTTCTAAACCATATTGGGATGTTAAATCCTCAAGCAGTTTAGCTCTATTTTCTTTTTCAATACCACTAGCTCCTGTTAATTGTTCTTGTATGAATAAGGTTTTACCTAGATCTTCTCTAGACATACCAACGGCTTTGGCTAAAGCTTCTTGTTGAATTCTATTCATCTTCCCAAAATCAGCTGCTGAGCCTGCTTGTTTGGCTATTTCTGATGCTACTGTTTCAAGGTCATTATTTAATGCCGCTTGTCTTGCTTTTTCTAAATTAATATTTTTACCTATCAGTAATTCAGCTGATAATTCATCTTTAATAGAAGATTCAAAATTAAGTAAACTGCCTGCTATATCATCTACTTTAGATAATTCCATACCTAAGGCTTTAGCTGTTGCCACAGCCGCTCCTATAGCAGGACCACTTTTTCCTAAAGATAATTGTGTAGCCTCGGATACATTTGATATCTCAGTCATAACCTTTTTAACATTTAAAGATACGCCTCTTGTTTTTGATACATTTTCTATTTGCTTTAATGTTGAATCTGCAATATCCTCAAAATTACCCCCAGTTGCTAGAGATAATGCTTGTATCCCCATCATCTCTTCAGCAGTTAAACCTGCTGTTTTCTTTAATTCTGTAAAGGTTTTTAATTGGTCGGCTGTATAATTAACTGATGTTCCTAAAGCATTATTTATTTCCATTGAGCTTTCAGCTAATCCTTGGCTAGAAACAAATAATGAATCATTTGAAGATGCTGCGTCAGCAAAATTACCTGCCATTACTCTAGCTTCTCCAGCACTTACATTTAGGTTTTTAGCTAATTTTCCTGTGTCTTCTTCTAATGCTTGTACACCTTTTATTATTGCACCAATTGACATTTTAAACCCAAGAGCAAATGCTTTGGTTGCTATAGCTAATTGAACTAATGGGTCACTTAATGCTTTTTTTATTGCTTTACCACTTAATTCAATTCCTTTTTTAAATATTTCCTGACTGCTTGCTCCCGTATCAGCAAATGCTCTTAAATCCTCATTAATTTGAGGAATATCCATGGCCGATGCTAAATCCCCTAAACCTATTTTACCTAAAACTTTTTCAACTCCTTTTAAGGCTGCACCTGTGCCCCCCATTCTTTCAATGGTCTCTTTTTCTTTTTTTACTCTTTCGTTGATTTTATCATTAATGGATTGTAGGGTTTTATCCTCATCTTTTAAAAATCCAAGAGCTGATTTTTGGGCATCAGTTAATGATCTATACTCTTTTGTTCTTTTATCAATTTTAGCATTTACCATGCCTTGAAGACCAGATTCATTAATTAGTTCGCTTGCTGCGTCTTTAGCATCGGAATGTCTTTGTGATGCTCTTTTTTTAAGATTTTGGAGTTGTTTTAGATTTAAACTATCAAGACCTTCTTCTTCGTAAGCTAATTTTTTTACTTCTGCTAGTACTCCTTTAAAACCTTTAGCAAATTTAGCTGTAGCTGAAGGTCCTTTTTTAATCTCCTCTATTGTTTGAGCAAGTTGTTTACTTAGATCACCAAAAGATTGATCCATATTATCTACTCGAGATTGAACCCCTGCTAAAGCATTTTCTAGTTTTTTAACTTCATTTACAGATGATGCAACCTTAGAAGGATCCAAATTTGCATAAGGATTCATCTTTCCAAGCTGATCAAATAAGTTTTGAATTTGCTTTAGTTGTGCTTCTACTTTTTTAGGATCGGCTGCCATTAATCGATTTTATTATAAATATTATTACTTATAACTTGTTTTACCTTTATATGGAGCACTTGCGGATTTAAAATCAGGAACATTTACTTTACCCTCTGAATTTACCATACTTTTAGTTCCTCCCTTTTTTGATGCTTTTTTATTTGCTTCATTTTCTGCATCAAAATGGTCTTGGATTTCTTTAAATGTAAATTTTCGTAACCAAATAGGCATATTATAGACTGTAGGATAATCAAACCCACCATTACCATGAAATACAACATCATGGATCTGCTTAAATAAATTCTTCCTTACTAGGGGTGCGGTATTAAGCGTCAGGCCAAAAAAAGTTCAACCCAATGGGCACAACTACCTCCTCGCCATTGTCCAAAATATAGGACAAGTCAACGTCTGGTTGACTATCTTTAATGTGTTCTCTAAGGGCTCTTGAATCTCGTGCTAAGAATGCTTTATCAACCCATTCTCTAATGTATTTATTTTCATCATTACCATCAACTGATAATATCATGTGTTTATAACGTGTACTTAAACTAGCAGATGATTCTTTATTTATTTTCTTTAACCCAGTAACTTCTCTATCAATTGCTTTTTCAAGTTTTCCTGTTATTAATTGGTAAGTAATAATTGTTCCTGATGTAGGTAAAGTAAATGAAAATTCATTTTTACCTGCTTCATATAAATCTTCATCAATTGGTTTATTATCTAAAGTTGATACATCTATAGTATATTCTGTATCTTTAACCATTACTTTATATTCCTTACCATATCCTAATACTCTAGAGGCAATTAATAGTGCATTTTTATCTCCAATTATTAAATCATCAATTTTGACTTTATCATTAATAAGTAAAGAGTTTAATAATTTATCTAATACTACACCTTTTTGGATATAAGCTTGGTTAGAAAGAATATCTTCTTCCTTAGCTGTCATATATTTCATTTCTACTTTACCACTGGATAACGGATTGTCTTTTGCGTAAATTAATCCTTTAGAGGGTAAATCTACTTCTTCCGTAGGGAATTTAAAATCACTCATATAATCTTTATTTAATTAAAACTGTTATTCGTTAATACATATGTACGATACAAAAAAGCTTGACCGAAGCCAAGCTATTTTATAAAATATGTTAATATTTTTTAGAAATTTAAAATACAGTAATCTGGTTGTACTTCTAAAGATATTTCTTGAGCTGCATTTTCAGTATCCCAATTGAAATCTCCGAAATCTGCTGATGTGATTAATGCTCCTTTAATAATCCATTCAGATACTATATCACCTACAGGTCCTAGTACGTTTAATGTAAGATCTTTTTTATAGAAATCACTATATCCATCTCTACCTGTTACTGATTCATGATGTAATCTAACCCATTCCATACATGCTTGCGCACCTGATGGAGTTATTGGATCAAATAACGTCATTGAAATTGGATTCCATGTTGATTTACCTTTTACAAATCTTTGAACATTGATATGATTTAAAGCTACTGTACCTTGTGTTAGTGTTACAGCTCCCATACCTTTAATTTGGTAAGATGGGATTCCATCTACATAAAGAATAAATCTATTCTTTTGTTTTGGCTCAAAAGCTGTGAAAAATATTTCGTTTGGGTCTAATACTGCCATTTTATTATTTTATTTATTTTATTATAAATATTTATCTTTTTAATTTTTATGATGGAAATGTTGCTCCAGTTGGTAAAACATTGAAATCTAGTAAAATAAATTCTGCTGTTTTAGTTGGTTGTAGGTAAATTTGACCTACTAGCTCATTTCTATCGATTACATCTGGTGTGTTATTTGTAGCATCCATTACAACTTTAAACGCGTATAATCCTTGTCTTTGTTGTACTGATTCTAAGTACGGGTTAACTTGTGATAAGAAGCTATTTCTTGTACTTATTGAATTTTGCTCAAATACTAAGTTATCTGATACTTGTACTATGTAAGATTTTAATGCTATTAATAATCTACGTACATTTACTCTATCTAAAGCACTTGCTTTTTTCTGTAATGTTTTTTGTCCGAATACTACAACTCCACTTCCTGGGAATGTTGCTATTGGATTAACATTTGCTTCATATAAGTTATCTCTGTTACCTGATGTTAATTTTCTTTCTGCTTTAACTACGTTACCTAACGCGCCTCTAATTAAACCTGCTGGAGCGAACCATG